GCGAGCGTGACTCTCTATCCGGGGGCTACCTGATGGCCGGCTCAACGACGACGCTCACCCCTTCGCCCAAATACAACAGCTCGTTCGAGGAACAATTTGACCCGGGCCAGGCGCAACTATTCATCATCACGAAACTGATTCGTCAGATCCACACGGCCGATGTGGTCAAAGTGCTAGCCGTCTACCCCACAGCGGGTAAAGTAGGCTTCGTCGATGTGCAGCCGATGGTGCTCGATCAAGACACGAACGGCTTCGTGATTGCGCAAACGCCCATTTACAAGATCCCTTATTTTCAGCTGCAGGGCGGCAATTCAGCCGTCATTCTTGCGCCCGCCATCGGCGACATCGGCTTGGCGATCTTCGCGGAGCGTGACATCACCAATGTCAAACAGACGCAGCAACCGGGCGCGGCCCCGACGAACCGCGCGTTCAACACGGCCGATGGTTTGTATCTCGGGGGCGTACTGAACGCCGACCCGACGCAGTGGGTTAAGTTTCTGCCAGGTGGCGGCATCGACATCTCGGCACACGGTAATCTCAGTCTTGAGGCGACGGGCACACTATCGCTATCGTCTACCGGTAACATGTCCTTAACGACACAAGGCACGTTCGGCGTGTCGGCAACAGGTGCGGCGACCATGACCGCCGCTAGCTGGACGTTCAACGGTGCAACTACGTTCAACAACGGCGTATCCGGCCCGGCCGGCGGCGCACTGGTGGCCCCCGATATCACACTTCCCCGTGGTAGCGTTAACAACCACATTCATCCCGTCACAACGGCGCCAGGCAATACGGGACAGTACACCGGTTAACTTCTCGGATAGAATCGCCCCATGACGACGACCAACGTACCTTTGCCGACCTTCACCCCTACGGGGCTATCCGTGCCGGCGCCGCAGGCCGTCCTTACGGGCGTGCAACAGGATTACGTACAGGCGTTCGCCGCCAGCGGCAAGCAGCTGAATACCGAATTGACCACACCGCAAGGACAGTTGCAGCAGTCGCAGGCGTACATGGTCTCGCAATTCTTTGCGGCTATGGCGCAAATGGTGGCGAATGTCGATCCTTTGACCAGTTCGGGCAGCTATCAGGACGCCCTCGCGCGCATCTACTTCCTGACGCGCAAGGCCGCCACCCCCGCTACGGTAGCGGCGGTCGTAACAGGCAATCCGGGGCAGCTGCTACCCGCAGGATCACTCGGCGTGTCGAGCGCGGACGGCTCTATATGGGCAACGACTACGGCCGTGACGTTCGGGCCGGTCAGTACTGCGAATGTGACATTTCAGGCACAAGTGGCCGGCAGTGCGCCAACGGTCGGTATCAATGGCCTGTCGATCTACCAGCAGCAGCCGGGGTGGGAAAGCATCAGCAACGCCGCAGCCAGTACGCCAGGCACGGATCTAGAGTCACGCCAGTCATTCGAACAGCGACGCTCGGAGTCCGTGCAGATTGGCGGTGTGGGCCAGCCGGCCAATGTACGCGCTGCGGTGGGTAACGTTGCCGGCGTGACGGACGCATTCGTCTACAATAACGGCGGCGACACGGCAATCACTTACGGCGCGACTAGCTACCCGATTCCTGCGCATTCGATCGCCATCATCGTCAGCGGTGGCGCGAATTCCGACGTCGCCACGGCGATCAATGCGAAGCTAGATTGCGGTTGCGGTCTGCCTACGTCGGCGGGCGCGGGCACACTCGTCACGGTGAACGTGCAGGACACCGTGAACTATGTGGCACCCTTTCCGACCTATCAGGTGCGCTTCGTGCGTCCGGCTGTCGTGCAAGTGTACTTCACGGTCAACGTGGCGAACCTCTCAACGCTACCGGCGAACTACATTCAGCAAGTGCAACAGGCCGTCGCCAACACGTTCGCGAATGGCTTTCTGTCGGAAGATGGCACGATCGCCGTACCGCGGGCGCGCATCGGCGGTCAGATCCTAGCGGCCGAGTTCGCCGCACCCATCTTGACGCTTCCCAACATCACCCCCGTGACGATCTTTATCGGCACCGCCGCCGCGCCTAGCTCGGGGGCATCGCTGACGCTTGGCATTGATCAACAGCCGGTATGCGCGCAGCTTAACGTGACCGTCAACGCCGTGAGTGTGTAAGGATGAGTTTATACTTATCTAAGACTGTCATGAAGCAGTACAGCAACTCGACAACGTTGCTGACGCTTCTTGCTGACTTCGACCAGTGGGTAGATGTCTCCAAGTTCAGCGCCGAGTTTCTCGCCAACGTGTGGGACATCTCGCAGGCGCAGGGCTTCGGCCTCGATATATGGGGGCGCATCCTCGGGCGGTCGCGCTTCATCACGGTGGTGCAGACGCCCGGGGACAACTTCGGTTTCAACATCGACGCCCATCCGGGTACGCAATGGCAACCCTGGTCACAAGCACCCTGGTACAACGGCGCGGCGGGCGGCACGACGTCCTTTCCCCTGCAGGACAGCTACTACCGCCAGCTGCTGATGGTCAAGGCGGCGGCGAATATCGCTACCTCGGATTGCCCTTCCATCAACGCCCTGATGCGGTCCATGTTTGGCAGCCGCGGGCGATGCTATGTCGGCTACGACCCAGCAAAGCCCATGCACATTGGCTACCACTTCGAGTTCTTCCCGACGCAAGTCGAGAAGTCCATCATTCAGTCCGGACTCTTTCCCCAACCGGCCGGCACTCTCGCGCAGTACATCTACAACCCGGCGTTGCCGTACAATCCGTTTGGGTTTGCGGGCGCCAATACGGGCGCCAATCCGAAGGCTGTCACCGGGTGGAGTCAGAGCCCGTTCTATCAACCGCATTAAGGCCGCGCTATGCAAATTTCCTCGACTCCGCTCAAATGGACGATCCCTTTCGCGACGAACGACAGTTCGAAGGTGGAGATCCCCGCGACCACATCGGACCCGACGCGATTCTCATTGTCGCTAGGCTCGCCGCCGCTTACGGGTCAGCCACCCGAATCGGGCGGCGTGCCCCCGCAGCTGGAAGACTTCAACGGCGCAGTCAATCAAGTGGCACGTTTCGCCTGGTGGTTCATGGGTGGCGGGCCGTTGCCGTTTGATGGCACGTGGTCAGCTGATCCGAACGTCAACGGCTACGCCAACGGCGCGCAGATCCCCACAGCGGACGGCCAGGGCCGCTGGATCTCGACCGCTGACAACAATACAGTCAATCCCGACACAGTAGGTACGAACTGGGTACCGGGCTTTGCCTACGGTGCGCTGGCGCTGACCGGGCAGACGGGCGGAACGACGACGCTTACGCCGGCGCAGGCCATCAAGCGCACCATGAGTGTTTCAGGTACGCTGACAAGCAATTTGACTGTCGTGATGCCCGCATGGCTGCTCGACTGGACCGTCACCAACACAACGACCGGCGCTTTCACTGTGACCGTCAAGACGGCGGCGGGTTCGGGCGTCGTTATTCCGCAGAATAGTGCGCCAACGCGCGTGCGTGGTGATGGTACGAACATCACGCAGCTAGCCGAGAACATTGCTGCAGCGACACAAGCAACGCAGCCGCTTCAACAGCAGCAAAAGGGCGTAGCGCGCTTCACCGCCAATGGCAACTGGACAGCACCTCCGGGCGTAACGACGGCTTACATTAGCGGCGTGGCCGGTGGCGGTGGCGGTGGCGGTTCGGCGGCTACGACCGGCTCGATCGGCACGGCTGGCGGTGGCGGTGGCGGTGGCGGTGGTGCGTTTGCCATCAAAGTTCCTGTGACCGTCGTACCGGGCACGTCATACCCCATCGTGATTGGCGCTGGCGGCACCAGCGGTGCGGCCGGCGTGGGTACCAGCGGCGGTAGCGGCGGTGCGGGCGGTGCGGGCGGTACGACGACGTTCGGTACGTCGCTTGTCTCTCTTACGGGCGGTACGGGCGGTAGCGGTGGCGTGCAAAGCGCCTCGACGCCCTCTGGCGGTGCTGGCGGTGTGAGCGGCGATGGCACCAGTCACGGCGGCGATGGTTGCGATGGTGCTCCTGGCGCGACGAACAATGCATCGGGTTATGGCGGTGCTGGCGCCCCTACGCCATTCGGCATCAACGGCGGCCAACGCCGCGGCGCGAATGGTACGTCACTAGGCGGCTACTCCGCGGCTGGTTTTGGTGCGGGTGGCGGCGGTTCGGCGTCGGGCTATGGCGTTGCGAACGTAAGCGGCAGCGCGGGCGGTACGGGCGCGGCGGGCTTTCTTCTCGTCGAGTGGTGATAGAAGCGAAGTAAAAAAAAAACGGCGCCCTAGGGCGCCGTTTTTGTTTGTCGTTCCACGGCGAGCAGGGCTCGCAACGTTTCTATTTGCTGTCGAAAGTCGGCTTCGCGTTTGTCTGCGGCGTCGCCGACTCGAACAGCAGCGACTGAATCTGCGAGGCGCTGTGTAGCGGCGGCGGCAGTGGCTGCAGCAAGCTCACGGGAACGGGCGGCAGCGATGGGCACACCGGCAGCGGGGCAGGTTTGGGCGGATTCGCTACGCAGCTGCAAAGCGCCAGCAGCGACAGCATCGGAAGTGTGGTCAGCAATAGACGGTTGCGGCGCATGAGTGGCGGCTTCCCATTTAGCGGCGAGTGCATTGAACGCATTGCGGTTGTTGTCTTCGGTGGCCTTAGCCTGCAGCTGCGCCTCGGCGATTTGTGTAGCCTGCAATATCTTGGCGACATCCCATTTGGCCTGCACACCGGCAGCGCCGATATGATGGCCCCATAGAAACAGACCGCCCGTCACGGCCAACAGGAGCCCCAGTACGGCGCCCCATTTGGCGAGCTTGAGATAGAGGGTGATTGGCATCACGCGGGCCGCATATCGGGATACAGGGCTAGCCAGATACACCATGTCAGCATATTGGCTTTCATGGGCGATTCTCCGTGATGGCCTTCACAGCCACGGCGGCGCCAAGCGCCGCGATGACCAGTGAAAGCCCTTCGCCGTAATGGTCATGACTGAAGGGCACTTTGTTCACAACAACGTCCCAGGCGGCGAGTACCAGATATTCAACGCCACCCGCGAAGGCAAGCAAGCCGCCAACCACGCGCACCACATCAGGCGTGGCGTTATCACGCTCGCTGAAGAGGTGCAGCAGTAGTTGGCGGATCTT